TCAACAAAGCACAACAATATCACCGGCCGCCACACGCTCGGACAGGAATGTCAGCTTGCCGATCCCTTCCTGCAGAAATCGGCTGAGTTGCTCGATGCACTCGCGCTGGTCATCAGTGAGGCTGAACTCAGCCTCCATGCTTTCCATCAGGTCAAGGCAACACTGGTTGAGGAATCCCACCTCCAGTAACTCCGCCCGGAGCCTACGCCGCAACATCTCGTCCATACCAACATCCCTATCTACTCCGCATATCAGACTGTCGGAACGTGGCAAAAACGTGAACCTCGTCACAACTACCTATTCAGCTAGTGGACTAGGCAACGGGAAGCGGGCCTTGATCTCCTCGACCTTGGCCATCCAGGCAGAGTAGTTCGGTTCCACGCCGGCCTTGATAGCATCGAACTCGGCCTCGGTCTTGAGCGGGTCACTCTCTAGACGGTAGGCATTCGCCCGCGCTGCGGCGGCGGCATCGCACTCAGCCTGCCAGCGTTCTTGCGCCTGCTGTTCAGCGGTCTTTAACTTGCTCCAGTCGATCATCGCGGTAACTCCACCGGGCCGTCGGCCTCGATCAGCAACGGTTCGGGGAAGCGAGCAGCGGCACTGGCATCAGCGGCCAGCGGGAACCGCAGGCTCAGTTCCAGCCGGTCGGCACGTCGCACTGCGGGACCAGCGAACCACTCTGATCCAATCGCCTCGGCCGGCAGTTCGCCACCCTCCGGTAACGGTGTGAAGTCGAACGCCTGGCCGTTCACGGTGAGCACATCGCCAGCCCTGCTCAGCGATAGGCGTTCGCCGCTGCCTGGCAGCGGATAGTACGGTGACAATGTGATGATCATCAGTACCATCTCCCAAACGCGATGTATCCGGGCATAACCTCGGCTCTATCAACAAATCCGTGAGAAATCAGCGTCACAACAGAAGCCGACGGAGGGTTCATCGAAAGCCATGCACGAGCTGTTGCGCCCTCTCTAAACGCCGGAACCGGTGAAACAGATGGCGCAGCAGAAAACGCAGCAGGAAAATAGAGCGCAGCAACGCCACTCGACTGAAACCCACCCCCGGTCGCAACGCTGCACACCAGAGCGGTACTGCTAACGCCAGCGCATATCTGAGTTCCGTCCGCAAACCGCACGAACTCTCCGTTCGCGTTGCTCCCGCGCTGGATCACCGCACCGGTGGGTACGCCGCTCGCCTGAGAGACTGCGCCGAGAATGCTGTCTCGCGAGTACAAAGCCCCAGTTGAACCCAGGGCAGGTCTAACTGCAGCACTCCCAAGCCCAAGGGACGTGCGCGCACCAGCGGCGGTTGCAGCTCCTGTTCCGCCGAGTGCTACCGGCACCGTGTCGCCGTCGGCGAACTCGCGGAGACTGCCGTAGCCGTTGCCGTCGGCCTGGAGTTTCGTCGGGCGTATATCAGCCATTGAACAGCACCTGGATGTTGAGTTGAGCGCCGGCGGCGGTGTACGCCGGCAATTGGCCGTCTGGGTTCATGGCGAGCCGCAACATAGAGCCGTCGGCGAGATACCCAGGAACAGCCGCGGGGATGCGGACGTTCATCGGGTATGCCACCACGACGCCCGCGCCGTTGGTCACGAACTGGTCGTATCCGGTGCTGCGCCGGACGAAGTAGATCGCGTTCGGCTCCAGCACCGCAGGCAACTGCGCGACGACCTTGTGGGTCTGGAGCACAGCCATTACCAGGCCGTCCCATTCCACTCAGCCGGGATCGGCTGGCCGTTGAAGCGCACCAGGCCCGACTCCTCACCAAACTTGTCCAGCGTCGACTTGTTCGCGTGCGTGTGCGCCTGGGAAACGGCAGTGTCGATCTGCGCCGGCGTCGACGTCGGGCGCCCGTTGATCGCGTCCCAGTTGAGCTCGACGTCCATCGACTCATACTCGGCAACCTTCAGCCAGGCGCTGGTCGCAGGGTTCCATGCGTACAGCGCAGCGCCCGATTCGACTGTCGGGTCCGCGCTCGCATCCTGAACCAGGACGAAGATTGCGCCCTCAGGCTCCAGAGCGTCGCGCGCGGCGATATCCGCAACGAACAGGATCGGCGCGCCTGTGCCGGGCAGGCTGGCCAGCGCCTCGTTGATCAGCGCGTTGATCATCGCGCTGTTGCCGATCGAGCGCGCCACTCCCGCGTTGTTTGTCAGGTAGGACTCCGAGTAGCTGCCGTTCTCGACGAAGTAGAACGAGTCGGGTTCCAGCGTACCCGGCAGGGTCGCCACTTTGAAAAATCGGATCTGGGCCATTTCATCACCAGTCAGTCGCGCCCCATTGGGCACCGTCTACGCCATCCCTCCCGGGAGGCCCTTGGTCACCCACAACAACCACAAGCACATCTGCCGGCGGCGTCACTGTGACCGCGTATTCCTGCATCTCGCTGAGCACAAGCGGCTCGCAATCGACCTCGATCGCCAGCGCCCAGGGCTCGGCGGCGTCATCCATCGCACCCTCCCCCACGGCTCACAGTGATCGGCCCGCTGTAGTAGCGATGGACCGTACCATCCGGGTAGGTCACGTCCACGTCGTAGACCGCCGACGCCCATGCCAACGCCGCGGTATCGGAGGCCGATATCTCGCGCGAGATCGTTCCGGCGCCAGCGATCTCAAGGCCGGAGCCGAGCGCCAGCGTCATCAGCACCGTCCCATCTGGCGCATCGCGGATCTGCATCCGTACCTCGGCGCCAGCCAGGTCAACAGGTGGCTGGTAGATCAGTTGCCCGCCAACAGGCGCCAGCCCAACGGCTGACAGCAGGTTGATCTCGATCGTGTCGTCGTCGATGGACGCGACCCGGTGAGGCAGTTGCCGAAGTCGAGCGCGGTTCAGCTCGGGCATGCCCTGGACACCATCGATCCAGGCCAGCCACGTGCCAGGCAATCCGTGACCAGGGATGGTCAGCCGGACGGGAGCGGTCGGCGCGATCTGAGTGATCGGCCGGTAGACCAGGCTCGGTTGCATGATCCGCATCGTGTCGCGGAACGTCGCCCCGCGCTCCACGCGCAGGGGTACACAGGCCGGCGTCATGCGGCTTCTCCTTGAAGTAGTAGGAGGGGCTAAACCCAACTGGTCAGGTACTGGATGCACTCCGGGCCGCGAGAGAGCTCTCCGGTGATCGGGTTGCAACTGGCTCGCACCCAGCGGTCGGCTGGCTCCCAGAAAAATCCGCGCCGGTACTCATGCGCGGGCTTACTCTTGGTCAGGGTGTCGGTAACCGTTCCAGAGGTCACGCCGCCGAGGCGCACAGCCGGCCCCTGGCGAACGCTGACGGTTGTTGTGGTCTGCCCCTCTGGATAGTCGAACGGATCGCGGATGTGGCAGATGGCTGCGCTGTTGTTGCTCAACGCGGCGAGCCACACTTGGTGCTGGTCTTGGTTGGCCAGCATGTTCTCGTCATTCACCAGCCACTGATAGGTCGCAACGGTGTTGACGATATGCATGCCCGGGGGGAATGTCGTCGTCGGCGGGGTGACCACCGGTCCACCCGTATGGTCTGGGTCGGTATAGGTCGTGACGTCATCCGGCTCCCCCGTACACTTCACCGTCCGCGTGATCTGCAGTCCTGTCCCTGGGATGTAGATCGCCTCGAACTGCTCTGTCAGTACAGTGCTGTCGACAACTGATCCGGAGCCGCTCAACAGCGCAACCTCGCTGCTTCGCTCCGTCGCTGTTCTTGTCGTCACGCCGGGCTCGTTGCGGTACTCCTTAAGTGCATAGTGGCGTCGGTTGTAGCGCGCGGTATGGATGTTTCCCTGGGCGTCATACCAAGCGGTCAGCAACCCGGAGGTCTGGTTCCATTCCTCTCGATAGAGCGTGGTTTCGATGGGATCGCCCGGCTGACTACTCTCGTCGGTCACCTGATGAACCGGATTACCGAGCGCGGCCTGGCGATTCTCGATCACGTCTATTGTGACCGTCTGACTGTGATCCGCCTCTGGATCTCGGATATCCGGGGCAATGGTCACCTCGACGAGACCATACAACCCCTGAGGGGCTCCAGACGGGGACGAACCGCTGACCACCGACGTTCCGGGCGGTGGGTCAATCTGCCGCATCCCGTCACCCTGTGTCACCACAACCCCCAGCAGCAACCGATTTCGGTAGACCCCGAGCAGCTTCAGGTAGTCAAGCTTGACGTTTTCACCAAAAAACCAGTAGTCGAAGTTGCTCCCGAGCAGATCTTTTACGGCACACTCCGGCTGTCCTGCGCCCTGCCCAACATCCTCAAGCGTTATCTTCTTCCGAAGGGCGTGAATCGTTCCGCCCTTTGTCCAAAAATCGAGGTAGTAGCTGCCCTGCTCCACATTGAGGTAGATATCCACATACAGCGGGCGGCGCGGCTCCTCGTCGCTAGACCACCAGAGGGGGAGCCCCCTGAATGGGGCGTCGCCTGTATAGGACTGCCCCTCGGCCGAGGTCGTCGCGCCGCCGTAGTACAACTGATAGTCGTAATTGCCTCCGCCTCTGAGGATCGTACGCCCCCACCACTTCCCGCCCTGCTCCTCGACCTGCGGGTCGCCCTGGTCCGGTAGGCCCATGTCGAACAGATGCGTGTGATTCATCGGCCAGTTGCCGTAGTACGCGATCGCTGGGCGCGTCGCCCCGTTCGGCAGGGTGACGTAGCCGGCCAGATCCTTGTTCTGCTGGCGAATCTTTCCGTGCCACGGCCAGCCCATGCGAACGACCTCGCCGTCCCAGGGCATAAGTTGATTCATGCCTTGAACTCCATGCGGCCAATATTCGAGCCGCCATCCTGCATCTCGAAGCTGGTGACGCGCTTGAACACAACGACGACCAGGCCATCGGTGCTCACGATCTCCTCGTCGGCCACCGTGCGCTTCGACTTGTCGGTCTCGGCCAGCGGCCAGGACACACCGCCCCCGCCGATCTGCTTGCCGGCGGGGTTGTAGTCGGCCCTGCCGCGCGCAGCATCCAGGGCGCCGCGCGGGTCGATCTTGCGCAGTGCACGTGCCTGACGCTCCGGCTCGATCAGCCGGTTGAGTGCCGCGGTCAAGCCCTGGTCGCCACGCCGCTCCGCTTCAACCCGTTGGCCGCCGGCGCGGCGGATCGCTTCGTTCCTCGCGCCGAGGCCGCGGCGCTCGTCTGATAGAGCCATGCGCTATCTCCTACGCGTTCGGCACATCGCTGAACACCAGCATCGAAAGGGTGAGCTCGTCAGCATCGAAATAGACGCGCGCCCACACCTCGCCGTTGAGGTCATTTGCATTGATCACGAATCCATACGACTCCTGAACCGCCCACTGCCTCGAGGTGCCCACGATCGACATACCTCCGGGCAATTCACCCGATGTAACCCTGATTTGCAGTTGTTGCCCGCTCGGAGCCGCGGTTCTGAGATTCAGGTCGAACTGTCGGGATGTGCTGGGATCGATTCCAATTGCTGCAGTGCCGAGCTCGGGAATTGCGAACAGACGGGCCTCAACAAATGAGTGTTGAGGCTCGAGAAGGAACTGGCCGTCGGTATTGACATGCAGCACCTCGCTCGGAGCGCTGCCACCGCCACTACCCAGCTTCACCCAATCGGCACCGCTCGCGGTGCCCTTCGCCATGTATAGCGCGCCGTTGTTCGTGTTCACGTAGTGAGCACCGATGCTTGGTGGCGGATCGAGCGGCTCCCCGGCGCCGGATAGGACGTGCGTAACAGTTGCCATCAAATGTTCTCCATGATCAGGTTGTTGCCGGCGTCGTCGACCAGCGTTGCGCCGGTTTCGTCGACGAGCATGCCGCCAGACGCCCCGGACTCCAGAGCCTGGATGCGCGCCTGGAGCATCATGAGATCGCCAGCGGTTACTGCGGCGTAGATTGCTGTTCCCGCCGGCCAGTTGCCGGCGGCGGTGGCCTCCTGGGCGCGCTCGATCGTCACCACCCCACCAGCGCGCGCGGTTGCTTTCACGATCTCATGCTGAGCGCCGGCATCATCCGCCAGCGTCAACAGCACCCAGTTACCGCCAGAGAGCGGCAGCAGCGCGGCGGCAGCATCCGGCACCGTCAGGCTCAATTCGCCAGGCGAAAGGCCGGCGCTCAGCGTCGTCTTCCAGTTGTTGATCCAGGCTCTCGCCATCGCTACATCTCCAGTAAGTCGTCAGGCACGGATACCCGGTAGGTGGCCGCGATCTCAGGCGCATGCTCGTCCCTGTAGGTCTCCGGAATGTCGTTCGCGGTCAACGAGAAGCGCCGCGGGAACAATTCGGCACCGGGATCGCGGTTGCTCCAGTTGCCGGAGAAACCATCCGCCTCATCGTCATACGCGGGACTGCCGTTGCGGCCCCCGAGCTGCGTCGAGAGCTGTCCGCCGCCCGACGGTGGGCTGACGGGATCGGACGAGCCAGCAGGAGGAACAAGGGGGTCTGCTGCGCCACCGCCGCCTCGCATCACAGCGATAGAGATCGTGGTCAGGGCGCTACCGGATCCGAGGTCGAGCCGATCGACAATGCGGCGACACTTGCCCACCGCGCGAGCGCCCTGATCATCGAGCCGGATCGTATGCACAAGGTCGATCGGCAGGACCATGCTGGTGGGCACGTCCCACGTCACAGTCGTCCCGCGGTGCGCGGCGATGAGCGTCGTGGCGCCCTGGGCCAACAAGCAGTTCAGCGCGGACAAACGCCGGGTTCCATCCTTCTCGTCGTCGTGGCCGGTGCTGCCGCCGGTGATCGGGTCGCTTTCCCAGCGCTCGGCCTTGTCCGACTCGATCTCGAACGAGGCACGCTGCCGACCGACAATTGGGCCGGTCGCCGTCACGCTCGGCTGAACCTCTATGACCAAACGATAGCGCTCTGTAACGGACTGCACCCAGCGCCGGCCCGCAATCCAATTTCCGCCGAGCAGCAGCTCGGTGAAGTTGTTGACCCATGCCGCCGGCGGATTGCAGTAGACGCCCGTGGGCGGCAGTGGATACCAGGTCGCATAGAACAACGTCTGACCGCTGCTCTCGGTCGCCGAGGTGATCATCTCGACATCTGGCAACTCGGTGTCGTCGCCGCGCCAGTTGCAAAACCCTGCCTCGCCAACAGCGTTACCAGTGCCGGGGTGCTGCCAACCATACGAGGCGTTCAACTGCCATAGCCGGCTGAATCGGTAGTCGCACTCGATCTCGACCCTGTTTGTCTGCGAGCTCAGGTCGGCCAACTCGACCGCAAGCGATCCGTATACCGTAGAGCCTTGGCCGAACTCGTAGGCAGGTGCCGCCGAAAGCCATGACGTGACGCGGAGAGCACCATATGGCGAACAGTCCAAGCTCCCGGTAACGCTGGTCAAACGCTCCTGGGCGTAGTCCCATCGTGAGCGCCCATCGACCGGCTCGAACACATCGGCGGACCAGGCGCCGCCGACCAGGGCGTCGACGGCCGCAATCTCCATGGCCTCTACACGCTGCTGCAACTGGTCCGTGCAACTGACGTCCAGGACGCGCCGAACAGGATTCCAGGCTGGCTGCGTAACCCTTCCCGTAAACCGCCGGCCCTGACTCAGCTCGCCGGCGGTCTCCGTTGCGTAGTCGATGGTTACGGTTCGACCAATCCAGTCCGTAGGGACAACAGGGCCGTCGCCGAGATAGATCGAAAAGGAAGCGACGCCAGCCGCCCCCTCTTCACGATCGACCTCGATCTCCCCGGTCAGGAGCGGTGTAACGTCGTCATCGCCAACACGCACGATTGCTCGCCAGGTGAAAGCGTAGCCTGGAATGATCGGCTCAGGACCAGGCACAACGGATTGAGCGGCCGAGTTCAGCTCAGCGCTATTGAGCGGTCCACCGTTGAGCATCAGATTTCCTCAGCGACAATTTGCCAGGTCCGGCTGTTGTTCGAAGAATCAAGCGCTTCAGGAGGGACCGACGCGAAGACGTGGAACAGCGGCCACCACTCTACGCGGTAGAGTTGCGCGCCCGGGATCTCCGACACAGTCACCACCTGGCCGGCAGACGAGACGTCCGTTCTGACCCACTCACGACCGACCAGCGCCAGCCCCCATGGACCGGCGTCCGGCCGAACCTCGCCCGGGATGGTGAATACTCGGTCGGCGGCAGTACGACCCGAGATGCCAAGCGACGCATTGCATCGCAGCTCCAGCGGGCTGTCGAAGTCGAGCCCAAGCATCCCCGTACCGATCCACCCTGAACCGCTGATGGTGATTGCCGTCTTGCGCCAGTGCGTCATCTGTACTGCCGCACCTCCGCTGAGCCTCAATCGCTCGACGCCGCCATCTACAGCCTGGTACTGACACTGCGGGGCGCCACCGTGTATCACGATCGGTATTCCCCCGAGCATCACGTTCGGAATGATCATTCCCAACTCCATAAAAAAGCCCGCGCGAGGCGGGCTTGGTCATTTTGGGCGCGTCCGCCCGAACTTCGAGGCGGCCTTGCGTATATCTCGGAGCGTGTCGTGTGTCCCGAAAACGGTGAAACCGGCATCGTCTCCACCTAGGTTGAGGGTCAGCGATCCCAGGTTTTGCATGGCTGCCGGCGGATTCGCCTGCTGAAGCGCCGCAGTAGGAATCTCGGGTATCTCGGGGAGAGTTCGTTGATACCTCTGCGACATCTGCAGCGACTGCACCGCGTTGAAGATGCGCTCTCCTCCGCGCATCATCATCAACTCCGGCCCACGCTCCCCAACCCACGCCATGCCAGGGGGAGCGCTCTGCGTACCAGTGGCAAACCCGGGTATCTTGGGGGTGATGCTGGGCACGCCCGGCAAGCCCATCTCCGGAGGCGGAACCAGCGTGATAGGTATCACGAGCTGCTCAGCCAGTCCGGCGGCGATGTCGGCGACCTGCTGCTTCAAGGTCTCCGCGCTTTCGAAGTCCATTCCGAACGATACCTCGACGTTTTGCACAGCCGCGATGCGCTCCTCGAGGTCGGCCAGGTTCAGGCGGTTGACGTCATCCGCAGCCTTGGCATTACCAGCCTCGACCTCTGCGGCCTTGTTGGCGATGCGCTCCACCTCCTTGGCCACGCCTTCGAAGCCGTAGCTGTTCGCGCCAGCGTCCTTCAGTTGCTGAAGGATCTGCAGCGCGCGGCGCGCCTCCTCGATCGCCTTTTGGTTGTTGCCAGCGGTCAGCGCGTTGCGAGCCGAGGCCTGGGCCGCAGTGGCATCACCGAAGGTCTGCGTTCCGGAGGTGGGCGTCGCCTGGATGCCCTTCACCAGGTCGGCAAACTCCTTGCGGACATCTGCCTGGCGCGAAAGCGCGTCGTTGAGGTTCTTGGTGGACTGCTCAAGTAGGGCCTTGGTCCGAACAACCTCAGACTGGAGATCAGCGACGTTCTGATCCCGAGCCCGCTTCAGGGCATCGTTCTGGCGCTTCACGATCTGCTCTTGACGCGCCTTCTCGGCGGCGAGGGTGGCCGTGAGGCTGCCCTCGCCCTTTTTCACCAGCGTATTCGCCGTGTTGATCCCCTTGGCAACATCGTTCAACTGGTTCGCAACCCAGTCGACGATGCCTGTTTCCTTCGCGCGACGCCCCCAATATTTCTGGGTTTCGGAAAATATCCGGTTCAGCCCTGCACCAATCTCCGGGGCAAACGACGCCATCTCCTCGCGGAGCTTCGGCAACTCCTTCCGCAGCGCGATAACGATCTGCTCCGAGGTCAGTTCACCGGCGGCAGCCATCTCGCGAAGCCGGCCGACAGTCACTCCGAAGGAGTCCGCCAGGGCGCCAGCAATGCGATCCGAGGACTCCAGAACGGTATTGAACTCTTCGCCCCGCAGGACACCACTGGCGATGGCCTGGGAGAACTGGGTAATGACCGAGGCCGACTCCTCGGCAGATGCCCCACCGATTTTCAGGCCGAGCGACACCGCCTCTACGGTTTCGAGGGCGGCTCGCTGATCCATGCCCGCATCCCGAAGCGGGCGCTGCAACCGCGAATAAAGGCCGATGAGGTCGCCGACATCGCCCTGGACATCATCAGCGATACGGTCGAGTTCGATCTGCGCGGTGTTGAACTCTTCCTGCGAGCGGGTTGCCAGGCGAAGCCTAGAATCAAGCCGGCCAACAGTGTCAGCCCCGTTCGCTAGCTTCGCCGTTGCAGCGCCTACTGCGGCGGCGAGACCCGCAACCGCCAGCGCTGGACCGCTCCCGCGGAGAGAGCCGATGCTCGACAGCCGCGAGCCGGCGCCAAGCGAGTTGAGTTCGCTCTTGGTCTCCGCGATCTGCTTTTTGAGCGCCCGCTGCGCAACGGCAAGTTCCCTTGTGGACAGCGTTCCGCTCGATCGAAGCAAGCGATATTGCTGGTTTAACTGCCCGATAGCAGCCTGTAGTTCGCGCACCCTGGCGACTCCCAGGGTGCTACGCGCTTGCTCCAAGTTGAAGCGGCGCTGCTCTATCGCGCTCTGCTTGATCGCTGCGGCCTGTTGCCGGAGGCTGGTGGTGGCCGCATCATTCCGGCCCGCCTGGAGGTTTCGATCCAGCTCCCGCTGGAGCCGCTGCCGTTCGGATGTCAGGCTCCTCGTATCCAGCCCGGCCTGCTTCAACTCCCGGCGCATCGCTCCGAGCTTGGCTACCTGGACGGTCTCTGCCCGCTCCAGGCTTCGCAGGTCCGAAATGGAGTCCCGGTAAGCCTGCTGCAATTCGCGACTTGGCCTGATCGTCGATGCCAGCTCGTTGCCGAGCGTACGGATCTGCTCGCGCGCCGAACGCGCCTGGCGTTGCGTGTCCTCGAGGGTGCTTTCGAGAGCAGTGAAATCGTTTAAACGCTTGAGAGGTTGCGCGACCTGCCTGACCAGTTCGGCATATTCCTTGCGGAAGCCTGACACCTCGCGCAGCGCATCATCGAGGTCAGCGGTCAGCCGGATCTTTACGTCAGCCATTTCATTCAGCCTTCAGCGCGGTCAAGAACAGTGACCAGGGATATTCAAGGACGTGGTGATGGCCAAGCCTCACCAGAACGCAAATGGCGCGCTCCAAACTCCTTATGGCTTGTCGTGGAGTTTCGAGAGACGGCCCAGCATTCCGAAAAAATGCGGGTTCACCTCTTTACATGCATCCCGCAACTTGGCGAGTTGGCTAGGCCGGAGATCGTTAATTTGGCTCTTCGTAACCGACGTCATCAGGCACAGATCGGAAAGCCTGATATCTTCGAAGAGGACATTGTTGACGAGGTCTTGATCGCTGACCTCTTGCATTAGCTTTCGAACATCCGCAACGCTAAGTTCCCGCACGGTCAACTCAACGCCATCAATATCTACAACTCTACTTGCAGTAAAGCTGGACATTTCAACCCTCCAGAAAGCACAAACCCCGCCGAATGGCGGGGCTGTTTAAAAAGCGTTATATCGGCTAGTTCTTGTGGCCCGATTGGTATGAACCCTGGACGCATCCGTTACGATCAAACGAAACGGTCGTCTGGTCAACATACTTGTCATTCCAGTAGGTGACAGCACCCGCGCCGGCGGTACTGCCGTTGCGGTTCACCTTCCCGTAGATGCTTTCCACGTCCTCCCTGGACATTCCAGGAACGACCTTGCCCTGGACCTTGGCCTTGCGAAGGTCACGCTCAGAGAGTCCTGTGGAACACGTAGGGCTTGGCGACGAACCACCGACGACGATCACTCCGCTGCCGACCTGGTGACTACCTCTATAGGTACGACCTGATGGCTGCTTGGGCTTGGCCATGACAGCCGAGGCACCTGACCCGCTTGGGCGCTGGTTGGTGGCAGAAACCACATCGTTCAGCGATTGGTTGTCAGGGCAATTCTGCTGGGTAAAAGTGACTTTTCCGTCAGGGCCGACGCACTTAAAGACCGTCGCCCCACTGGCAGAACTGACCGCAAGAATCAAGGCGAGAACGGGAAAAATCCGTGTCATAAGCGACTCTCCATTGGAACCGCTTCACACTTTAGCATCAACAGGCCATTACCAAGAACACAAGCCGGCGATCAGGTTGGTTTCTTGGCGCACTTAGGGTCTTTAGGATCTTTCTCAGTGCAGTTCCAGCCAGACGGCTTGAACGTCACCCGCCAAGCAGCCTTGTCCAGCTCTTCACCACCGAAGAAACCAGAGTCGTAATACTCCCCCGCCGGGGCAGGCACCGCGGGTGCGCTCCCATTGGATACGAATCGCACACACCCAGACTCCATAGAGCCTTTCCACGCTCCAACTGGATGGATGTTTTTATACTTATTTTCCTTAAGCAAAACAGTCTTACCAGAATCAGTGCGGACGATATATCCGTCAGTCCACCCTCCACTTTCTGCACAGACTTCGACAGTTGTCTTTTTTGACAGCGCATAGGACCTGGCAAATTCCAGGTGCTGGAGAAAAACTTCTTTGCCGGCTAGATGGTTGTTCCCCTCCTGCATAGCCTTAAAGCTCGGAACGGCCATGAATGCCAAAACGGCCAAGAGTACGACCACAACCATCAACTCGATAAGGGAAAATCCGCGCGACCTAGAGTACATTTCAACCCCTCCCTAAATGCCGCCACTGTAGCACCACGCGGGCGAGCCCACATCCGGCGTCCCTGCCGGGCATGAACGGCGTCACACCGTCGCCAGTTCCTTCTTGATGTTGAAGTACTTCGATTTTCCAGCGCCGACCTTGGTCGGGTCCATCAGCACCTTGGCAGAGGCCTCGGCGGCCAGGAAGTCTTCGGTGTTGATCCAATCCTGCTGGCTTGACGGGTTTAAGCGGCACCGGAAATAGCGCGCCTGGATGCGACGCTGGGTACCAGCAGCGTTCTCTCCCTCGAAGAGGAATTCGAACGTCTTGCCGCTGTTGGTCAGCGCCTCGATCACATCGACGGTGGCGGACTTGTAAGTCACCTTGATCGGCGTGGCCACAGAGATCGCCCCCCCTTCAACGATTTCGATGCCGGCGCCGGTCATGTTCCAGTCGTCGAACTCTTCGTAGGTCGTAGTGCCGTCATCGCTCTTCACGCTGGTGATCTCCAGCGGCATGAAGTCGAGCGCGATCGTGCCTCCCGGAACGGCGGTGTGCGCTTCATCGGTATGGGTGGCAGAAGGAACGTTGGTGGCGTCCCCCCACACCAAGGCAGCCAGGATGCTGGTCTTGAGTTCTCGGAAGTTGATCGACAACCCGACCGAAGTGATGCGCGAAACGGCATCGTACTCACCACCCTGCGGGGTGGTGGTATCCGGCAGAGTGATCTCGTTGGTCTCGATGGTCTGCTGGATAGTGGACACCAGGCCAGCGAACTGGAAGGGTGCGGTGGCGCCAGACTCGCGGATCTTGAAGGGTCCGCCGATCACATACGTCTCTTTCTCGATAGCCATATCAGGCCTCCTTCTTGATCACGCCTTCGCGGCGCAGGAATTCAACCTGGTCAGGGCTGACGTTGATCTTTTCGCCGGCCGCCTTCTCCTCGCCCTGGTGCCAATGCACCTTTGCCAGGGTGACCTCGACGGCTTTGTTCAGCGCAGCCGGAGGCGCGGCGTCGACCGTGGCCGGCACCTGGGGATCGCTCTTCATGGGTTACCCCTCGATGATGGTTTTCAGATAGACAGGGATTCGAATCACGGCAGCGGCCACTCCATCACCCGGCGGGTACGGCTCAGGCGGCCCCAACGTCAGCCCGGTAATGCCGCGCTCTCGGGGCAGCCAGCGCAGGAACTGCCCCTTGGGGGCAGGCATCAGGCACGCCAAAAGGTCTAGCTGTAGGTCCTCCAGAGCCTCCTCATAGTGGTCATACCCACCTTGCACCGCGCCTACCACGTCGAAGCCGCGATGGAAGCGAACGGCGGCATCAAGATGCTCCGGCGGCTGCTCCTTGCCGGGCTGGACGACAATCAGCGGAAAGCCCTCGTGCCGTTCCTTGACCAGTTCGTTAAACCACCCGGAGAGCACACGAGTGCCAGCGTCTGTCCGGTATCCCTGGTTTGGCGTGATGGTTTGCAGGCGCGCCAGCAAGGCCAAGCGGCCGATCGTGAGCACGTTCGGCTTCATGCTTCCTCCTCGATCGTTGCTGCCGTCAGCAACCAACCGTCGTTCGCAATGAGCTTTTCCACGAGATAGCGCGACGACCCGATGACGAAGAGGTCGCCACGCGATGCCGTGGGAACGTCCTTCGCCAGCCAACTGATCCCAACCTTGTCCGTGATGAAAACCCCATCAGGTCCCTCGTAGGTGAGGTTTCGGTCGACCTGCAGCGGTATCCCCCTGATCGGGGGACGACCGATGCCGCGGAACTCGCCCACGGCATCAGATAACCGCTGTTGCCCACGTTCGTGGAGCCGTTGGATCAGCCGGCCAAAACGGCCCGGCGCGCTCATTGCTGGATCAGCATCGCCGACGCGAAGCCGTCAACGGTGGGCTCGGTGATCTTGCCGAACGCCACCGAGTCGGCAGTGGCAGCAGCTACCAGTTCCCCATCGAGCACGCTGCACTTGGCACCCTGGGTCAGGCCAGCGGCAGCAGGCAGGCTCCAGACGCCGCCAGTTTTTCCGGCGAACGGCTCGCCCGCGGCGGCATCTACCAGCGGCACCACCACCAGGTCTCCGATCACCGCCGGCACGCCAGATTGAACGCCGCCAGCAGGCGCGATGAGAGTCAGGACGTTGCCGTCCTCCACATAGTTCTTCGCCATGGTTGATTCTCCTAATGGCAGAAACAGAAAGCCCCGCTAGATGCGGGGCTCGGGAGTTGGCACCGATCAGGCGCCGTTGGATTTCTGCAGGCCACGGAAGTCCAGCGGCGCCACGCCGGCGTCGATGCGGACCTTGCTGGCCACGCCGTCGACAGTGAAGCCTTCCTGTTGCTCCAGGTACGGAGTATCGACGCCGTCCAGGTAGGCCACCTCGATGGTGTCAGAGCCTTTCTTGGCAGCCATGTACCAGGCGGTCGCCGAGGAATCGTCCAGGCGCGGCTCGCCGATCACCTGCGCGAATGCGCGAATCGGGTTGACGATGCCGCTATTGACGTCGGCGCCCGGCACGGACTCGGAGTTGATGATCTGGTTGGCCTTGTCCTCGAGTGCCACCGGAGTCAGAACGAAGCCCGGACGGATGTTCAGGGTGCGCCCCTTGCCCTTCTCTACCTGGGCTTTCTGGGTGGCCATCTGGGTCTTGGCCTTGCTCAGGCTGTCGATGGAAAGCGCCGAAGCCGCGCCAGTGAGCAGGTTGCTGTGGTCGGCATGGAACAGAGCCTTGCCATCGCTCATCGCCGGGTTACCGGTCAGAACCGCATAGACCAGGTCGCCGATGGTGGCCTTGGCAGCCTGGCCCAGCTTGAACGGGATATCCGAGAGCATCTGCAGGTCGTCGTTGATGATCGCCTGACGAGTGATGCTGAACAGCTCTCCGTAGGTGGCCAGGATGATCTGCTCGCCGCGCTCGCCGAGGGTGACGTACTTGTACTCGGCGCCCTCACGCACCTGACGCAGCGAGGAAAACTCGCCCAGCCCGACGCGGCGCGCCGGCTTGAAGTCAGTGAGAATGCCGGACTTGGTCCACAGCGGGAAGGTTTCTTCGGCCTCTTCCCAGCCAGCCAGCACCGACTTGTTGGCGACATCCAGAAGGATCAGGCCGAAGTCGCTGGAAGTGTGGGTGAAAGCCAAGCCGACCATTTGCGGCGCGTTGAGCGAGGCCACACCGATCCCACGATCGACCAGCGAGGCGCGAGCCAGTTCGCGGAGCGTCATGCCGTTGTACGCGTTGTCAGCCTGGCGCTCGCCTCGACCGATGCGGGCCAGCACGCTCGCGCGCACCGAGTCACCCACCAGGTTGCCGTTGCCGGCATGGATGTGGGCCCCGCCACTCAGGGCGGCAACCGGCTGGGTGTCGGCGCCAATGGCAGCCAGCAGCTTCTCGCGCGCCTGGTCGACGGTGATGTTCATGTCGTTCAAGCAAGTGGCGAGCAGTTCGGCGTGCCCGGTGGAAAACGCGCCGAAGGCAGCAGTGATTGCGCTGCGGCGACCAGATTCCTCGGCGAGGATGCGGGCGCGAATATCGGCCTCGGTTGGGGCAGCGGCCGCGGGAGCCGCCGGCGCGGCCGGTGCCGGAGTCGGCGCGGGAGTGTTGGCCGGCGCGGCGGGGGTCTGGGCGCGCGGGGCCAGTAGAGTTTTCAGAGCTTCGGGCATGTGGGCGAACTCCTGCATGCGTTTGGAGGAAAGGTGAGCGGCCGCTCGCAGCGGCTCAGTGAGCTGGTCGGCGAAGCCGGCAGCGACGGCCTCTCGGCCATTCATCCAGGTCTCCTCCTTGAGGAGCGCCTTGATGTCGTCGGCGGACTTCCCGGTCTTGTTGGCATAGGCCATGACCAAGGTGTCCTCGACCTTGTCGAGCAGTTCGGCATAGCGGCGCATGTCGTCCGCATCGCCGCCCTGGATGCCCCAGGGCTTATGCACCATCATCATGGCGTTCTCGGGCATGTAGATGGTGTCGCCGGCCATGGCGATGACTGAGGCCATCGAGGCAGCCAAGCCATCGATGTACACGTCGACGCTGGCCGGGTGGTTGCGCAGCAGGTTATAGATCGCCGTCCCCTCGAAGACGTCGCCGCCCGGGGAGTGGATGTGCAGGTTGATCTTGGTCAGGTCGCCCATTGCCTTGAGGTCTCGAGCGAACTGCAGCGCGGTGATGCCCCAGACGCCGATCTCGTCGTACAACAACACCTCGGCGACGCCGCGACCGGCAGCCTTAATGCTGTACCAGGACTCATGCGGGGCGTTGGCCTCAGTCAGCGCCGCCGCCATCGGCAGCATCAGGTTTTTATGGATCAGGGTTTGATGGCTGCCCATCGGCGCCTCCATTGTTGCTCTCGTTGGGGAAATCCGGGCCAGGCACGGGTAGGCCGGCGCCGTATCTGTTGACGAGTTCGCGAGCCTCGTCGGCGGTAAGCATCTTCCCGACGCCCAGGTACACCTTCTGCACCGCCTCAACTGGGTCCATCCCGGACTTGACCAATTGGTGGTAGGCATCCGAACTGAAGACCAGGCCGGCCGCCCGGTTCGCCTTGATCTCCGTCTCACGCGACTTCTTCAGCTCGCGCGGATCTCGACCACGGGCGCGGGCAACTTCCGCCTCATCGGCGAAGCCAGCCTTGACCAGCAACTCCCATGCGTTGGCCTCATGCATCGGGTTAATCCATGGCATGACCGGCCCCTGGTAGACCGCCGCGTAGAGAGTGCGGTGATCAACGTCGGCGGGCAGGCGCTCCTTCCGAGCCAACAGGTACATCTGCAGCCAGGACCGGTAGACAGGCCGGCACCAGTAGTCGATGAACTCGTGCTGCAACAGGTCGTAGCCCAGCCAGCCCTCGACCAGTTCCTGGCGCTGCGCCGAGTAGGTGCCGTCGTAGGCCCTGGACACCGAGGAGTAGGTGCTGCGAGTGCCAGCGCCGATCATCCGCAGTTGGCCGTTGCGGAAACCTTCAAGGAAGGGGTTCGGCCGGTTGCTCTCGATCATCCCGACGTCTTCACCTGGCTCGAGGTCGTCGAAGACCATGCCGGGGGCGATGGGGATCGTTCGGTTCTTCCGGTCCTTCCCGGGCTCCACCGTGTAGCTGTCGGGGTTGCCCTTCTTGATATACATCGCCAGGGCAGCACTGATGCGCGCCGCCACCCGCTCGCTCTCCTCGTAGTCCTTCAAGTCGGCAAGGCGGATAAGCACTGCGTGCAACATCGGCACGCCTCGGTTCTGGCCGATCCGCTTGCGGTAGGCGATGTGGATGATCCGTTCCGCTTCGACGCGCTTCACCGCCAGGCTGCCGCCCAGCGTCTGCAGGTTGCCGGGGTGATCCTTGAGAAGGTGATAGGCCCTTTTCCGGCGCCAGGTGTCACGCTCGACACCCTGGACAATACCCTTCGACAGGTTGTTGTAGCTGAAGGGCAAGTAGTCGGGCTCCAGCAGCTCCAGGGCGAAAGGCACCGACGTGGCGAACGTGTAGTTCGGGACTCGTCCCATCAGCTTCTGCGCCAGGCCCTCGCCATCGCGCAGCCAGGTGCGGCACATCAGCCGCTCTACCTGGGGCCTCGTCAGCTCACCAGAGGTTTCCGGCGAGAGTGACCACTCGGCCCACGCGCTGCGGATCTCCATGGCCAACTCGGCATGCACCGAGCCATCCAGGCGCAGCGGCAGCGGTTCCACGCCGATACCACTTCCGCCCACCACCCTCTCCTCGAGGCGATCGAGCAGGCCGGTAACCAGATCGTGATCTTCGTCCAGTTTCCGGCACTGCTCTCGCATAGAGACCGCAGACTTCTGTAGCGAGGTGTCGGCGCCTAGCGGCTGACGCTTGGCCTTGTGGGTTCTCCCTGGCCTGGCAGCCTCATACGCCTGGATTGCCTCGCGAGCGGCCAAGCGCCGAGCCACCAGCTCGGGGGCCAAGGGTTCCAGTAGTCGATCGATCAGGTTCATCAGCAGAACTCCGCCAGTGCCGGGCCAGGACGGCGACCGGCGGCGCGGTCCCGCTCTGCGGCTGCGCGGCGCTCCCACTCCTGGCGTCCGGCGCGGATCTTCTCGATATCCTCCATGGTGTGGGTGCGTCCGTTGAAGATCACTGTCCGCCCTTCCAGCACGGCGGCCTCGGCCTCCAAGTATTTGTCGAGCATCTGCTGCGCTGTCATAGCCATGGTCCGCTTCCAGTGTTGAGCCAGCCCTGGGAGGTGCTGGCATGGTTATCGTTCGAAGGTTGCTGTTGGGCGACCGGCTCCGGCACGGGATCAACGCGCACGCGCTCCAACTGGTCGAGGTCGAGGCCGAAGCGCTGCTGGCTGATGCGCAGCGCGGCAAGGGCGTACACGAAGCAATCCAGCGCCTCATTGCGGCGCCCGCCGGAGTCCCATCGCAGAACGCGAACACCCTTCGCCATCACCGGCTTCTTCTTCTCGGCGGTGATCTGCTTCAGTTCGTCTTCGTCGCAGATATCGCTGTCGATCGGAAAGTGCACACAGCCGGGCGTCGGCTGCCACGGAATGGGCACATCAATGCGCAGGCGGCTGTAGATCAGCTCCTTCGCGTTGTCGGTGCCCAGTTCAGTCTTGTAGACCTTGCGCTTGCGACGCTTCGGGAAGTTGGCGATTGGCTTGCCGTATGTGCTGGCCCCGAAAGTCGGAACCACCCAGTGCACGCCATGCTTGATGCTCTCGGCCTCCACCTCGTCGGCGTAGTGGCCGCCAGCATCCCAGCACCAACGCTCGACACGCATTGGAACGCCATCAGCCCGAGTGAACTGCCGATGAATTTCCAAGCCCACCTTGCGCCGCAGTTCCTCGCTGGCCGGATCGCCGGTCAGAATGAAACGGTGAACAAGCCATGCCTCCTCGCCCAGGCCGAAAGCCCAAACGCGGCCCTCGTAGCGGTCGTCCTGGGTGTCGATTCCGCCCATCAGGACAAGCGCTTGCGGCGGCACCTTCGGGTAGTTCTCGCGGCGGGCATAGAGTGTCTGCCACTCCACCCGCTCCCCCTCGTCCTCAACCCATACCTCGCCGAGGATGGTGTTGGTGAAGGTCTTCAGCTTCTCGCGATCACCCTTGACCTTCAGCCATTCGTCGATCAGGTCAAGCCAGCTGGTCCACGTGCTGTACACGGCCCAGCAGTAGAATGCGACGGAACGCGGCGTCCTTATCGGCTGGTCATCCGGGCCGAACCACTCCATAGCGTCCCGCGTCCAGACCCCCGACACTTCGCACTTCCAGCGGCCTCGCTCGGAGGCAACCACCATTTCGTGGTGCTCAAACGTCCCGCTGCACCGCTCGTTCTCGCAGGCGTACCAAACTGAAGAGGCCTCGCCTAGATCGTTCGCGATGTACTTCACCCCAAAGGCGCAATCTTTACCGCCCCACTTCAGCGTCTGCTCATGCCCACAATGCGGGCACGGGATGTAGTACCGCAGGCGACGCGGAGACTCATCGGCCGCCTTCGTGATCTGGCATTGGCCCTCGGTACCAGGCGTCGATCCACGGATGGACTTCGGGTAAACAGCACCGCGCAGACGTTGGTCGCCAAGGAACGTTGGGGAACCTTCACCTTCAATATCGGCGTCGAACTTCGACAGCTCGTCATAGATCACCTCGTCGGCAGATCTCTCACGGTAGTTGCGAGCAGCCTTGCCGCCGAGCGTCCAAAGGGTCCGCCGGTTTGCAAACACCTTGGTGTCGAGCGTGTTGTCGCTATGCTTGCGGCCATACCATGGGGCCAGCGCCAGCAGCACCGGAACATCGCGAATCAGGCCATTAACGTGGCTCTTGCTGATCCCCTCGGCGTCTGGGTCAGTCGGGCTCCACATCAGCACATTACGGCGCTTGTGCTGAATCTTGTAGCCGATGTTGGCCATCAGCATTTTCGTGTAGCCGATGCGTGCCGACTTCACGAAGTTTACGACCCGAATCAGGTCGTTACCCATGGCGTTCAGGATGGCGACCTGAAATGGCGCCGTCTTCCACTTGCCCTCGTTGTACGAGGATTCCGCCGACATGTAGAAACCGTCGTCGGGATCTTCCGCCCACTCCACCGCCGTCATCGGCGGCGACTTGTACAGCCCCTGCAAACCTAGATCGACCGCTTTCCGTAGGTCATTCATCCAGGGTGGCAGAGTACTCATCAAGGATTTCCGGTAGGTCTTCAGCAAACTCCACGGCCAGATTTCGGGCCAGCGCTATCTCGCGCTCAAAGGCCTCCAGCACCAACGGCGGTGTATCGGGTATTTGGCTGCGGACCGTCTTGCAGACCGTCTCCAGTTTCGAGCCGATCTTGGACGCGATCCTGGCAAGAGCGAAGGTGGCGAACGGAGTCGGAACAAGGGTCTTCGCTTGGACCTGGTTCTTCTGCTCCTGGGCGTCAGCCTGAGCAGTCGTCAGTCGCAGGCGCTCCTGTAGCAATTTCTTTTCAGCGAGCGGGTCGAGACCTTCCGCATCTAGGCCCTCAGGTTGTTGTTTCTGGGTCGCATGATCGAGGCGATTCTGTAGCACCGCCTGGGCGGTATAGAACACCTCGCGGCCGATCTTGGCGGCAGGCTCAACGCCCCATTTATCAAAGGCTTGCGGAGAAATCCCGAGGCTCGCGGCCATCTCGGACTTGTTCAGCCACCCGCGCTTTTTTTGGAGGTCTTCTGTGCTCATGACAAAACAACAACCAACCTCCGAAAAAAGGTCATACATATTTGGCGCGCGGGGCTCGAATTACCCTCTGACGGGGGCACCCCCGGGAGGACCCGAAGAACTTTTAAACTTGTGCTGGACAATAAGAATTCGCACCACTTTGGTGCATCCATCAGCGCCTCGCAGCGAACCGAGCAGCAACGCCGCGCATCGCCACCTCGAACTCACGCGGCAGGTTCTCGTCGGCGTACTGCTGCGCGATCTCGAAGAAGCTCAGCTGGCGGCGATACGAAGGGCGAGACACAAAGGCCATGATGATCGAGACGGCATCGCGGCCTCGGCCTGTGCGCTCGGCAATGCCTATGGGCTGGCCCTTACGGGTCATGACGAAGTAGCGGCGAGCATTACCCTTCGCCCTGCTCCGTCTGCTATCGGTGGCGTTCGCGTTGTACCCGGCCTGAGTGAAGCCGCGAATTCCGCTCAATGCCTTGGTGACCTGGCCGCGCCTGATGTTCCCGTAGCGATCCAGGTCCGCGCCGGCACCAGGCACCACGTACTTGCCTTCGGGCAGTATCCCCTTGGCCCTGAGCTGAAGCTCGGCCGGCTTGTTGCGACGCGGGCCACCGTAGACCTCGGGGGCAATCCACACCGATGCAGGCTGCGCACCGTCCGCTTCGTCCTTGAACCAAACCCGCGCTTCCAGCCGGTCTTTCCTGGCTGGCACCATGCGCAGGCTGTTCAGGGTGTACGGGGTCGGGCGGTCGAACACGACACGCATCTCATCGCGCAATCGATCCATCAGGCCTTGCGCGGTCCGCGTAAGCGCAGTGGCTGTCGCGTAAGGAATCTGCCGCTGCTCAAGCTCGGTCAGGTCGCCGAGCTGCTGCTGGAACCCTTCCGGCTTGATGCTGATCATCTTCTGCAATACCTCGGCAGGCCGGCGATGTGCTTACGCAACGCCTCAATCATCAGTTCGCGTCGCTCGACTCCGGCTCGGAGATCAGAAACAACTTGTCCATCAGCGGCAGCAAGGACGGCTCTCCCTGCATCAGCGCTGCCGGAGGCTCCGGGAGCCTGGTGCACTCCGTCTGCGGGGCAGCGGGCTTTGACGTACACGACGCGAGCACCAGTGCCGATAGCATCGCGGCGCAATTGGTTTTCTTCATGGGAGGCCTGTAGTGCTGCTTGGTAGGTTCGGGCCAGGGCATCGGTCTGGACCTGCGCTTGGTTGTCGCGCTGGGCCTGCTGGGCCATGGCAGTGATCGTCTCGGCGGATTGTTCGACGGCGGCCTGCAGGTCATCACGCTGGGCGGTCACGTGATCGAGGCGCCAGAACACAAGCGCGCCTACCAGGGCGACCACCAACCAGGGCCGCCAGGTCACTGGTCGATCCTCCGACCAACCTTGAACATGAACGTCTGCTCTTGATCGAGCATCGAGTTGACGATGCCCTCAATGACCGAGAGCAGGGAGACGACCAGCTCAAGCGGCGCCCACTTTGCGAACGCTAGCGGGCAATCGCTATCGACATCCCCTAGCCACATCGGAATGCCGTAATAGCTCCCGTGGTGCGAGGCTCCGATGCGTCGCGCCTCAGCTTTCGTCGTGAACCCGAGCATCATTCCCCCTTGAGCGCAGCACGCGCCCATTCGAGGCGAACCGCGCGGTCGCCTGCCCCTTTGTAGCCGCCATTGATCTTCAGCGTGATCCGCTCGAATCGGCCTTGATCAGCCATATCGTTTAAACCGCGCGACTGCCAGAACCACCCCGCAGCGATGGCTGCCCAGGTCCGTTGCTCAAGCAACTCCGGTTGCGCCACCAGAGGCAGCGCCAGGGCGCGGGCGGCTTCGGCGTAGTTGTCGTGGCCGGTGATCATGATCAGGCCACGACCACGGTATCGATACCCATCGCCCGTATCCGGCGACCCATTGCCCATCCTGTTGGCATAGACGCGGTTCGCGATGCGCTCTGGCTGGCGGGCGTACTGCTTCGCCTCGGCCGGCGTGAACCGCGTCGGCCAGGTCTTGAGCAAGCCCTCGGCGGAGTAGTTCAGGTTCTCGACCAGGCGCTTGAGGCTCTGGCTTTCGTGCCCGACCTGAGCCAGGAACATCGCCACGCGCTCGGGCGTGTTGATCTCGAACCGAGCCATGGCGCCGTTGATGTGTTCGACCCAGGTCGAGGCAGTAGCAGCACCGCAGCCGGTAGCGCGGTCGAGTTGATCGGCGGTGATCTTCATTCGCCAGCCCCCCGGCGCGGAAACTTCCAGTCGGCGATCCGATCAGCGAACTCGGCGATCTTCTTCACACCCAGGAAACCGGTGAACACCCCGGCAGCAGTAGCCATGTTCTGCGGAAGGCCAAACCACTCAAGGACAGGAATCAGGCCCAAGGTGATCAGAGTGCAGAGCGTTGCCTCGAGCAGCGCCTGGCGCCGCGTTCCACCGCCGTAGATCACCCGGGTCAGCGCGACCACAAAGGACAGGCCGGCGGCGTACAGCTGCGGATAGTGCGCAGACAGCCACGCAAGCAGCGCAGCCCAAGTTTCAGGGCGTTCTGGCATTTTCATAGTCTCTGCCCCTCGCAGGGGTTCTAAAACGACGAAGCCCGCTCAATGGCGGGCTTTCGTTCGTCGGGTGGGTTCCGGGGCGGATCAGGCGTGAAACAGCTGCAACTGCCCTTCGCGCTCGACCTCGATGATCTTCTGTTCGATGACGGGTGCCTTGATCTGCCATCGACGCAGGGTCTTGCCGGCCAGGCTGGCAATTCCTTTCTCTTGTCGGTACTCCGCCATCAGCTCGTTACGCAGGGTGGCGAAGTCCATCGAGCGCTTGAACAGTTGCTCTGCCATCCAGTTGAAGGCACGGATGTAAGCCTCTTTCCATTTGGCCGCCTCCTTGCCGGTGAAGCCCATGCACAAGAACGCAAAGCCATCTCTGGTTATGCGGAACGCTGGAGATTTCCGCCTGGCACCTTTGCCGATATCGACATCCACGATCATCTCCTCAAAATTGAGGGCATGAAATTCTGGCGAGCAATCGAGGCCGCGGATCGCCTTGATCACGTTGTCGTGCCGCTTTCCGAAACGCTCAGCCACCTTCAGCGAGGTCGTTACAACCTGGCCGTCATTGACCATCACCAGATCACGCAGGCCGGCCTCATCAAGATCAATCTCACTCATCTGATCCACTCCGCTCACCTGGAAAAGGAGCGCAGCGGGGCGGACGGATGAGCGGACATCCGCCTTTCGGCTGTACGGGCCTAGCTGCGTGTTGGCTTGCCTTGCGGCGGAAATGAAAGAGCCCAGCGCTATGGCTGGGCTCTGAAATAGGTGCGGGTGGATAGGGGCCACTACCCCGTGCGCATCCTGCGCTCCACCTGCATTGATTGGTTATCGCAAAGGGTGAAGGCCTTGTGGGTCGGTAACCCGTCACTTTGCTTACAGCCCGATGTGGCAGGTGAGACTGCCGTCTACCGAGTTTCGACCTTCGGAAACTAAAAGGCCCGGGAGAGGGGATCTTCCGGGCCTCCCGTCCATCTCGCTGAAAGCCAAGGAAGGAAAACATCGAGTCAGACGGGGGCCTGATGATGCCGCGCCAGACCTGACAACGCAATAAAAAACCCGGCGCCAGGGCCGGGTTTCGAGTGCGTCACGCTGCGTTCACAGCAATTCACGCTGGTATGAAAACACCCTTCATTCCGCGCGTAAAACTATTTCTTCAAGCGCTCTCGCGGAACCGCTCCAGGGCGCTATCGATCCAGCCCACCGCCAGCTTCAACGTCTCCCTGACCTTGGCCTCGCCGATCTGATGTTCACGCGCGATGCGCAGGGCCGGCCACTTCGCGCCGTAGTAGAGCCACACGAAGTCGCCGGCCTGCGGCGCCCTGTCGATGAGTCGAGCAATGACCCGGTCGACGGCCAAGGCCATATCGTCAGTGACATGGTAGGCCTTGGGGCTCGACATTGGCATGGCTTGGCTCATGATAGCGGCGGCCGGCGACACATATCCGGGAACCCCCATTCCATCCATTCGCCACCACCCCCACTGCTCGAGGAGGTACTCGGTATCGCCCAGCAGCTTGTCCACGTAGGTTCGAGTTCTGCTCATGCCGCCCCCGGACCGTTCAGGCCAAACAGATCGCGCAGCAGCGTTTCCACCGCCGCGCCCTTCGCATTGCCGTCCAGCAACCAGAGCCGGCCATAGTCGTGAAAGCCCAGAGTGCCGCGGTCGCCGTGCCAGTTGGCGATCATGACCAGCAGCGCAGCCAAGGCAGCAGCACCGCCCACCTTGACCTGCGCCAGCTCCTGGCCGGCCACCTTGAGAAACTCCCGCTCCAGCCTGGTCATGACCTTGCGGGGTGCCATCGGTTGTACGTTGCTCATGCTGCTTGCTCCCGCGCGCCCTCGAAGTGGACCCAGTTCCGGGCCTTGTGAGTGCTCGCACTGAAATACTGGTTGGATGCCTTGTCGAACCACAGGTCCAAGATGCCTTCATCTCCGGTGAGGCGCTGCTTGCTGATGATCAGGCGCACATCGCTCTGGTCCTTGTAGTCGTCTCCCTTGGCCATCTCTTTGCGCTTGTTCCGCCAGACCGTGCACACGTTGTCGGCTAGGTCGGTGAGGATGGCGCCACCGCGAACGTCGAGCTTGCCCGGGGGCTTACCCTCGTCGTCAGCCTTCCGCGGGTGGGCGACCAGATGGACGTGGACGTTCATCTCGTGAGCGAACCCCACCAACGCCTCCATGGCCTGCTTCTGGCCGTTGTAGTCATCCTCGGCCATGCCGAGCTTCGCCAGGCTGTCGACGATGAAGTGGTTCACCCCGTACCGGCGCGCGGCATACCGAAAGTCCTCGAGCATTTCGCCCGTCTTCGCGGTGCCCAACTGGTCGTAGATCCATAGCTTGCCGTCGAGCCAGTCGAGAATCGCGTCGATGTAGCCCCTCGAAGGACAAGACATCCCGGAGGCCTGCCGGACCATCCGCTGAAGCGTTCGCCGCGCCGGCATCTCCATCGAGGCGATGCAGAACCGGTCTTGGCTGCCCTTGCGGTTCATGCCGTGGAAGGCCAGGTAGTTCAGCAACTGCGACTTCCCGTGTCCGCTCCAGCCGGTCCAGATCGTGACCTCCGAGGGCCGGAAGCGGATCTTGTTGGCGTAGGCGCTCCAGGGCAGCTCCATGCCGATAGTTTCCGGGTTCTGGTCGTAGAACTCAGCCTTGACCTCCTCCGAGTAGGAGCTCACCGACTTCAGGCGCTCCGGGTCGAAGTTCTTCGCCTTGGCGTAGCACTCCGCAATGTCGTCGGCGCTGTAGTACAGGGCATCCAGGGCTTCGTTGAAGTCCTTGCAACCCAGTTTCACCAGGCGACACCGATCACGCCCGAGACGCCGAACGATCTCCTCCGTCGCCTGATGGCCGGGTTCGTCGTCGTCAAGGCACAGGTAGATCACGTCGAACCGCTGCAGGTTGTCGAACTCGTACTCGATCCAGCGTTGCTTGCCGTCCTTGCCGCCACCGAAGGGCACCGACAGCGCCGGGCACCCGTACTGCCAGGCAGTCATCGCGTCGATCTCGCCCTCGGTGATCGTCACCTCCCGGATACCGTCCGGGATGGCCTGCCAGCCGAACAGGCAAGGCTCGGTATCCGACGACGTGGAGATTTTCTTCTTGCCGCCAGGGCGCTCCACGCCGAGTTTCTTCCAGTGGATCAGCGAACCGTTGCGCAGGTACGGAAACACAATGTTCTGACCATCCTCGGCGATCTTGAACGCCTTGATGGTCTCTTCGGTCAGGCCGCGCCCCTTCAGGTAGGCCATTACCGGCGAGTCTGCCTTCGGCGTCGAGCACCTGGGCTTGTCCGGTCGCTGGTATGACTTCCGGCTCTCGACCGGCCGGATGAGCTTGGGCTCCTGCACGCCGAGGTAGCCCCTCGCTTCGCTCAGCGCCGTCGCCATGTCGCAGTTCCGCGCCAGCCGCCAGAGGTCCAGCAGGTCGCCAGACTCGCCAGTGGCGAAGTCGCACCACACGCCAGCCTTCTCGCCGACGAGGTGTACGCCCAGGCTCTTGCCCTTCTCGCCCGAGGCGTCGCCAGCACGCCACTCGGCGCCCTCCCGCTTGCCGCCAGGCAGCAGGTGCCGTGCAACATCGGCAGCGCGATCAGCGAGGCGCTTGGAAATATCCGACGGGGTCAGCATGCGCCCTCCCCGTCCGGCAAACGCTCAAGGGTGCTGAAGTCGTGGGTCCGAGTGGACAGCACCGTGTCCGTCATCTGCGGATGCCAGAACTCGTGATCCTCGAGCTGGTAGCCCCGTGGCGGGGTGAACGGGTAGCGCTTGCCGCCAGAGCCGGAAGGCCCCCTGGGAGCGCCATGCTCACCGACGTACTCCCGCCAGTGATCGTTCGGGCCAATGAACGTCTCCGGCAGCTTGACGAACTCCGTCCCGACGTTGCCCTTGCCGGCCATCTCGGCGTGATAGTTCTTCGCCGCCTGGATCAGGTCTTCGACCGTGGCGCCAGCACGCAGCCGAGCCTTCCACGCCTTCCACGCCGGTTTCTTCGCGCCGGACCGGTGCCGGCGAGGGTACTCCGACCAGAAACGGTTGAAGTCCTCGCTGTACTCGGATCGTTCCTCGGCGGGTGGTTTCTCCCCACTGGCAAGGTCGTCGCTCGCTGTCGTCGATTCGTCAGAGTCGACAAGAGTCTCTTGATCTTCTTCAGGATTCAGGTAATCAGGATTCAGAGAATCAGGAATCAGGGCGTTATGGGTTGGTGCATCCACAGTGTCCGACTGCGGCTGCTCTGGTGTTTTAACTGTTAAAACACTGTTATTGGCGCCCACACAGGCGCCGGTATCCGCATGCACCAACCGTTGCTTACCGGGAACAACCTTCCCCCGGGCACGCTCATTCACGGTTAGATAACCATTGCAGTCAGGTAGTTCGCTGTCCTTCTCGGTGCTATGCGGAGACTGGTGACGAGTGAAGTTCGGTAGCGAGATCACCGAGAAACCAGCAACCTCGTACCGCTCGATGAATCCCTTGTCCAAGAGATTGGCCAGGCCGATCTCCACGTCATAGTTATCCCCGGGGAACAGTTCGATCTTGATCCGACGCGGCCGGTATTCCAGCCGCCCCTCCCTATCAGCCAGACACCACAGACCGATGAACAGCAGGCGGTCGAATGGATTCAGGTCGGCCAGATCCTCGTTCTTGAAGAACGAGGGCTTGATGTTGCGGGCGCGAGCCATTACTTCTCCTCCGAACTGCTGAGCAACTTCTCCATGAGCCGCTCAGCCAATACTTCATCGATATCTTCCGGGCGCCAGCCGCACAGCCGCTTCACCAACACCATCAGGGCGAAGCGCGCCTTGATGATCTCGAACTGGATATCGGCGATGTTTAGGGCAACCTCGGCTACTACAGGGGGATCGAACTGGCCCAGCAGCTCGAAGGCAGTGTCGATTGAGCACCAGATCTTGTAGGCAACCTGGTCGCTGCCGAACTGCTCGAAGGACTGCTCGTTGAGCATCACGGGATCGGACTGGTGGGCGACCTTGCTCATGCCAAGCCCTCCCTCTCCAGGCGCTGCACCAAGGTCCGCATCTTGCGCTTGAGGTGGGTGGTCAGGTTGCGCCTGCTGCGGAACTCAACGATAGGCAGGGCGTGGCGGTGAATCTGGATGGTGTTGGTCATGGCTCAGTTCACCCTATGGACTTTGAGGGTGTTCGGCTTGAGGCCCAGCTCTTCGGCTTTGCGCTTCGCCTCTTCGGGATCAATGCCCAGCCGCTTGGCCATCCCTTCCAGTTCGTAAACGGGCTCTCCGTCGTCGGTATAGCCATCCGGAACGGCAGGCATCAGCCCCATCTGCACAGCCATGTCGTGCATTTCCTGGCGGAACGACTCCGGGGCTGCGTCGTACATGTGCCGAAACACTGCTGCGGCTTCCGGGGTATGCGACAGGCCGGCCTTGCACATGCTGGTGTAGAGGCGGCCAGCGGCTAGAAACTCAGGAGTCATCTGCTCGGTGGTATTGCGCTTGCTTTTCTTGCTCATGACTTCACCTTCGGGGCCAGCCGGAACCGGCCCGGGAAATAGGGATGGGTAGCTTGGGTCTCGGTAACCCGCTCGCACTCGCTGACGAAGCGCTTGAAGACCGCAGTGATATCGCTGGTCGCCCAGACCGCGTACTGGCTGCCCTGGGCGTTCTCGTGGCCGTTGCGGACCATGCCCCAGGGCTTCGGGCTGATAGGCATCTGCCGAACCACTGCGTCCACCACGGTGGCCGACAGGCCATAACGGTCATTGATCACCTCACGGATGCGGGTGATCGGCATGCAGTTCTGCGGGCAGTGGTCCCAAACGCGGGATTCGGACAGGTCCTCGACCCGCTGCTCGACGCGCTCAATAGCGACCTGGTGCTGGGCCTGCTGTTGCTCGATCTGCTGCTGCCGACGCTCGAGTTGGACCTGCAACTGGGCATGCGCGAGCAACTGCTCGGCCTGAGTCATCGGAGGCCGCCGAGACTTCAGCTTGGCCAATACGCTTCGGCGAACCGACTTAGATTCGCGCATCCCGACCAGCATGCACTGGTCAAGGGTCAGGTCGTAGGTGGCGACCTGGTTGCCGTGGAAGGGGGTGTAATATTTTTGCACCCCCTCAAGCTCATCGCCCAACTCGTCTTCGACACGAGCGAGAAACTGATCGTTTCTGATCTTCGGTTCGCCAGCAGCCAAGCGAGCCTCGTTGACCATGTCCCGCAGTTCGATGGTGGTCATGGTGGCGGCCTGGCCGCCAATTGAGGTCAGGCCAGTCATGTCGAAGCCCTCGTAATAGCCGCATCTATTGCATCGGCTACGCCTGCATCCAGGTAGTGGTTCACCCGATCTACCAGGCCCTGGTCTTCCACTCGGTCTAGACTGCTTCCGGCAAACTGGGCGGACACCTTGAGCCAGTTGAATATCTCGCCCATGAACCCCGCGAACTGGCCGCGTTTGACAGTTTCCTCTTGCTCGTCCGAAGGGGCTTTGGTGATCAAATCGCGCACCATGCTCCTGAGCACCTCGCAAGCCATCCAGTCGTCCACATCCCGGACATACTTCAGATAGATGTGCGCGATACTCTTGCCGGCCTCGAGACCGGTGAGGTAGCTACCAGTCAAAGGAACATCCCACATTGAGTAGCGACCATGGTCCTTGCCTACGAAGGGCAAGCGCTGCCAAGTTTCCTTGGCGCGCGGGTGGAGAGATATCCCCTGTGGCTTCTTGCCTCGACGAGGGCGTTTTGCATCAGACACAGAGCTCATGCCGGCACCTCCAGCTCGGTCAGCAGTTGGATCAAGTCCTCGCCAGCCAGCCCGGCGATGGTGATAATCGACAGATGGATCGCATCCACCTGGTCGGCGGTCAGGCGCGGGCCCGGCTCGAAACCTTCGAAAGCCAAGTCTTCGCGAACTGCGGTAGCCAAGTCCTGGATGGCGCCGATGTAGCTGTAGAGCTGGTCACCGAGCGCTTTCGCTCCGATGCGGCTAGTCATTGGACACCTCCCCACCCTCCAGGGCCGCACGGACCAGGGCAGTGGCTGTCTCGGCCGCATGAAGAAGTAGGGCTACGCGACGACTAACACTCGGCTCGTCGAGGATGTCGAGGAGCCCGCCTTGAATCGCGTCGAGCAGGCCGACTGCGCTGTCCAGTGCGAGGTCGGCATCAATGTCATCCATCACGCACAGGACATTCGTTTTCTGATCTCCCGTCGAAAGATCGACCGGCGCAGTCGCCCGGAAGCTGATACCCATAGTGGCCCTCATTGCTGAGCCTCCTTCTGCCGGTTGATTCGCTCAGAACAGACCTGTTCGAACTCCGCCAACTGGAAGATGGCACCGCCAACCTCCTCCAAGAACCAGCCGAGACGCTCTGAGGTTTCCTGGCCGACCTCGCCTTCAGTACTGGTAAGCGCCAGCAGCTTGCCGACTGCGGCGACACCAAGCGCCATGTTCTGAGCAGCCTGCCGGGCTACTTCACGCTCCCCCCAAAGAGACATCGCCTGCTCGTCCGTGAGTACCTCAGACGGGTCGCGGGAACACTGCTTACTGATCAGGTTTGCGAGGTTCATTGCTGGCCCTCCTCACGCAGGGAGTCGAGCGCGGCGTCAACCAAATCGCCAGCCATCTCTGCAGCAATCTCCAGGGCGTACAAGCACGCGTGCTCTTCGTCGGAGGTGGTCAGTGCTCCGAGAATGCTAGAAACACTTAGCGTCAGCGCGATCGCCTCGCTCAACGCCTCTTCGACCGTCGTGGTCGGGTTAATCGCTGCGAATCTTCGCGGCGGAAGCTGAGATACCGGTCCATTCAGTGCAGACGACTGGGGCTTGTTCCAGACCGCGCTCATGCTGCACCGCCTGCGTGTCGCGACACGCTTTCAGGATTTCCGGATTGGGTCGCGACACCGGCCCGGCAAGCTCTGAGCAACGCGCCAGACATGGCCCCCAGCAGGGCGAGAGTATTGAGTTCCTGAGAGAGCAGCGGCTCGCCGGCATCGTCCATCGCCCGGGTCATTCTCAATAGAATCAGGTGAACCGCCTCGCTGATGTCCTCGGCGGCGGCCAGAGCCGCGTCAACCGGCCGGTCGGCAACAATGGAGAACAAGAACTCATCCCCGTTGAGAGGATCGAAGCAAACCTGGTGGTCAGTGGTAACGGCGCAGGGGACTTGCGCGCTTTGAGTTTTCTGTTGCAT